CTTCTTGCTTGGTAAGGTCATTGATAAGAGCATCAACACTAAGTCCTGCTACTCCTGCTTCCCCAGCGCTCACACGAGCCGTTGCGCGTGCCTCACGGGCTTTTCTAGCTGACTCGCTAATTCTTTGTGCTGCTGCTACTTGCTCTTGTCCTTGCTGGATACGCATAGAGGACACTTCTTGAAGGTAACGCTGACGTTCTGCTTTAGAAGCGTTTGCTTGGACTTGGGCTTGGGCTTTCGCTTGCTTGCGTTGACCTGAGACTTGGGCAGCCATTGAGGCGATGCCGAGACCTGCTGCTATTATTGGAGGACACATATTATTTAGAGGGGATTATAAATTCAAAGAAGGGTTGATTGCTAAAGGTAAGTTTACGGATGAAGATTGCTCCACAGAATTTGAGCCACTTTAGGGCTACGTGGTTGTCCTCATGGACGTAGTTGAAGGTTGCACCATAAGGCTTGGTTAGTCGTTGAGTCCATTCACGGGACGCTTTAAGGAAGTCGTAGGCGTTGTCAGAAACACTATCAGTCCCTAGACACCAAATATAAGCTAGATCATCGGATTGTCCAACACCAAACATAGCAAAAGGCACATCATCGCCATCAAGAGCCGTGAGGGTAACGTCGTCATCCTCTAGTGCTCCTATGAGCGACTGACAGGGCTCATGGCCCATACAGGCTATCTCTATCTTGTCTGCTTTACGCAGGTGCGGATAGATCATTGCTACGTGGGCGTGGGTAGCTTCCACTACCTTACACGACCCATGAGTGCTTAATACTTTATCCATATCGGTTAGAGCGGGAGTGAACGAAGGACTCGAACTCGGCGCTTTGGAATGTGCTTGGAAGAGCACTGTCGTTTTCAATGGTTATAGTTGTATCCTGTGGTTTGGTGAACACGGGGAAGCGGAAGAAACCGCTATCAAGGCTAAGATTTCCTATAGTAGAGGAACCCACTACATCAGGAGTGAAGACGTTCTCATAGGTATCACGGAACTTAGGAGTGACCTTAACTTTGAAGTAAGCCGTCTTGTCGAAGTATAACGATCCATTACGAACCATCAATTGGGCGGCATTACTAGGACTCCTACCGTTGCCTGCTTTAGCCTTGAAGAGCTGCTCAGAGAACGTGTATTTCATTGTGTAGGGAATACCTACCCATACATTCGTGTCGGCTGACACAGGGCTGTTAAGGGTGACTACAGAGCCAACATTAGAGCAGTTAAGGGCTAACCCGTCAGTCGTGTAGACTTCCACCGAGTCATCCTCTGGGGTGTAAGGGAGGTTAATTACATCCTCACCGTTTGAGACTATAGATGCTACTCGCATATCAAGGTGCGTAACATAGCCAGCCTCATCCCTTAAACCAGACTCCATAGGCATCTCAACGAGATTAGTTTCTCCGTTGTTAGTTATAACAGCGTAGAGGGTAGAGTTATTAAAATTAATACCCTGTATTTGTCCCGTAAAGGTAAACTTAAACCAAGAACTTAAAACCTTTTGATTCCCGTTCCAGAAAAATGTATAGACATACATGGAGTCAGTTCCTTTGTTGGAAACCACAAGAAAATCTTCCGAGGAAGAGCTAGCCATTAGATTGATATCACTAGGAATGTAGGCGGGGACGTGTTCAGTTATCTCGTTAGCATCAAAAGTATCTGTTGTAGCATCAACATTAAACTCATTTATGCCTGAGAAGGCTCCCCGATTAAAAGGATAATAAATGTAAGAACCCAATACGAGGGGTTCAGCTTTAGATTGATAGGCGAACTGAGTGACAGGAGTGATTGAAACAGTTCTGGGAGACAGTATATCGCCCCCAGCTAGTTTAAGCTGTGAATTATCTGCAAATAATAGAAGACTTCCTTGGAAAGGCACACAAGCAGTAATATCGGTTACCTGTGGGGATGACACTGATACATCAATTGGAGCTGAGTCTAACAAACTACGCACAGTTGTACGGGAGAAATTAAAGAACTGCCCTGCCTCAGAAAACGAAACATTGTTGCCTGTTATGAAAGACAATCGGTTTTTGAATAACGTCATCGTCGATATAGGGGTGGTTCCTACAAAAGAATTAATCGGGTTGGAGTCATCATCTCCTACCGTTCTGTCTGCCCATTTAGGGTAAATATAATCCCCATATTGAGGAGCGGTCTGAGTTCCCCCGTTAAAGGGGCCAAACACAAACTCATCTACGCCTACACTTATTAAACCGTGAGGCATCGTGTCATGATCTATTGTTGTGCTGACTCCAAAACCAATCGCTTCGTTCCATACTCCAGAACCAAAAGTAGCATTGTCATTTGTCTGAAACTCTGCGTAGAAGTCATCTTCGTTAAGAGAAGGGTCTCCTTGAACTTTAATTTTAAAACCGTCTTTACAATATATAGGCAGGTCTGAAATAGAAGCCACTTCCTTGTATAAAAGTTGAAGGCCTGTATTTGCTAAACCATCGGATGTACTCACATAAAAATCCTGAGTGGTAGGAGATGTAGGACGAAGTATCAATATGTTTTGGTCTTGTTCTCTACTGAACAACGCTAGGTCGTCAGTATCTCCCTGAAAACTACCTAGAATCTGCCCTGCAATATAGTTGGTATTGATCTCTGAGCGAGTTGTACCTGAGTTGAAGTTGGATTCAGCCGTTCCTGCGCCTCCTGTTGATGCAGGTGTCCCTGCTGATAAGGTAACAGTGGGAGCCGCATAAGTAGTTTGAGTTACGTTTACATTTTGCGTTTGAGTTACCCAAGAAGATGGGTAATTGTTGGTCCGCAAATAAGGCCAGTAATTTATCCCAGCCGCTGGAACGCTATTGTAAGTTTTTGTCCCATTATGAATACCGAGAGCGCTAAATGTTACCTGTGGAAAATAATTCTGAGCTCTTAAGTCAGACTGCGCACCAACGCCCTGATAGTCGTATTCCAATATACCTCCTGTATTCAATAAAGTTGCACCACCAGCCGCGAAATTAGACCCTGTAAACGTTATATCAACAGCGGGGCGTCCCGCCGCATTATAGTCCGCCAAGGACTGCCCTGATATTGTCATGGTGTAATTTACCTGACCAGTGTAGGAAGCATTTGCGAGATTCCCTGACTCTGACTGAGTTAACGTAACGGCTAAATTAAAAGAATTTGAGCTTGATGTGACGCCTTCAAATACACCAGAAGTTGCTAAATTAAGTTGTGTTATTTGAGCGTTATCCGTTCCTCCTAATACAGCGGTAACACTAGGAAGCTGAATGGTTGACCCAGTGCTCGTAACATTTATTTGACTGTTGTTTGCATCATAGCCTGCGCCTCCTGTATTTATCGGGGAGTCGGTTGCGGTTGGGCCAAACTCGCTGGATGTTAATTTATAACGAGGTGGAACAGTAGCGGGTGTAATCTCCGTAAGTGTCGGCGTATTAAAGGTTGCCGCTGTGCCTGCTGGGGTAGCATCTCCTGTCAAAATTGGGTTTGAACTCAGCTTTACAATATAATCAGTGTCGTAATCACCCTGTCTTACAACAACGATTGCCTCCTTCTGGCTCTGCGGTGATATACTGTTAGTTAGCTGAGGTGTTTTAGTGTTGTTGTTTAAGAAAGTTGTATCTGCAATGGTTAGAGCTTGAGTGGTAAGTTCAGGGGAACTCGATGTTAAATAAGCTGAGCTATCTAATAGATGAGTATCAGAACCATTAATCGTGCATTGGTTTCCTGTTTTAGCGTTAAAGGCTCTTAAGTTGTTCTCACCTGATGGGGCTGTGGTTTGTATTATAACGTATTTTTCATCCGCACTTCTGTCAATAAAGTGAACAAAACTATCTGAATCAATAGCCTCCTGCATTAAACTAGCGATGTACCTAGTGTTAGGGCGTTTCTTCAATCCATCTGCAACAGAGCTAAGAGCGTTTTCCTGCTCCTCACATTGGCCATCGAAACGAGTGGCATCTGGTTGTTGAGATACACCTTGGATAAGGTTAGGAACAGAAGTATTTATTAAAGCCATTAGTAGAGATCGTAGTTGCGGTTGATACCAATTCTGGTGGCTACGTCGTAGTTGTCAAATATAGTTCTATCGGAACTTCCACTATCGTAGTCCATAAGAGCGCCATAAGCCTTGTATTCGTCACGAGCAATCAATGATTCTAGTTCTTGAGAACCTACGATACGTCCTTGGAACACACGGGAGGCACGCAGAGTGATGTAACGACGTGCTTGCTCAGGTAGGGATTCCCACTCAAGAAGGCGTGTCTGGTTTACTTTAAGGTCAGAGGTGAACACTGTGGTATTATTAGAGCGATCAAAGAGGCTTAAACCACGCTGTACGACATCTATTGAAGAGTCGATAGGGTCTAGCTCAAGGATGTCCTCTGAGAGAGTTATAGTGCCATCCCCAGCAGGGCTCAGGGTGACGTTCACTTCTGTGTTGAATTGCCAGCCTACAGACTGAACAGCACGGCTAACCTCATCAAGAGCAGAGATAGCTGTAGCAGCGGAAACTGGGAGTGCGTTGGTGTTAC